AACGCTAAAAGTGAGCCACCGCCTGTTTTATGATAAGAACCGATTAAGGCGTCATCTGCAAATGCAGAACCATTCCATGAAGCCCATTTTATAAATGTTCTATCAAGGTTGTTTGGCTCTAGCTTAACAGCGTCAGTGCCTCTATGCATATTTAAAACAAGACCGTCATTACCGTCTAATGTTTGATCTAATGTTACATCTATTGTTTCGCCGGTACTAACTTTACCAACTAAGTTACCAGTTACGTCACCAACAATCTTACCGTTAACACCATCTACAAGTAATGTACTATTATCAGCAAATACACTGCCTATTACCTCACCCGTTAGTGTCGAACCTGACTCTGCTGAAACAACACCAATTAAGTCACCAGTAATTAATCCTGTTTGTCCGTCAATAATTTTTGTACTGTTGTCAGTATATATGCTACCAATTACGCTACCTGTTAAGTCACCTGTAAACTGAGCTTGTCCAAATACAGCACCGTTGCTAACAACTTTATTAACACCGTCTTCGGCAAATACATCGCCTATAAAGTTACCAGTAACATAACTAGCAACAATATTTCTAGTATCAACGTTAACCATGATATTACTATCATCACCTATGATGTTAACATTAAGATCACTTCCGTTACCTTCTGGTCTTCCAGCAACCCATGCTGTGCCGCTCCATATCAGCGATTCGCCTGTTAGTGGAAGTGCGCTAACGTTTGTGAGATCGTTAAGTGACGCAGGCGCATTTTGTGCGGCTGTAATCCATGCACTACCGTTCCATTTAATAATGTCGTTAGTATTTGGACTTGGAGCAGTAACGTTTGCCAAGTCATTTAATGTTGAAGTACCTGCAGAAGAATCAACAACAATACCACCACCTGTGGATCCGTCTCCTACATATAGCTTCTTGGTGTCTGTTGCATAGAGCAGTTCGCCTTCTAAAGGTGTTATACCCTGGCGTTGGCTGTCTGTGCCTCTTCTAATGCGTAAACTCATTTGGTAACTCCTGATAATCTATTAGTAACAGTATTTATCATTTAGCTTTACTTTCCTTTCTTAAGAAAGTGCTTAGTGCGTCTTTGCATATCGTGCTTAACTTTCTTGGTGTTGAGTCTAAAATCAACATTAGCAATTTCAGTTTCGTATGCTTCTAACAACTCTTCTAAACCAAACTCTATTTCGTCGAGGTCGGCTCCTTTTTTAGTTGCGTCTATAGCAATTTCCCATGTCTTGCCATCTAAAAATGTAACTAATATAGCTTCAAGATATTCAAGTGGGATAGTTCTAACCTGAATATCTTTAAATATTTCAGGCCAAACTTTAACAACATCGGGATGCAGTTTACCGTCATTAATTGACACTAGGCTTAGCCGCCTTAGTAACTTTAGCAACTTTTGCTTTTTTTACTGTCGGTACTAAGTCTTCTGCCTGTCTACGTAATGCGGCAGCTTCTTTGCTCATACGATCTGCTTGTGAACGAAATTGTGCCGCAAGTATATCGTCGGTCAATACTTCATCTGTTGTTGTCACAACTTCGTCCATTGCGGCCGTTGTGTTTGTATATGCAGATGCGGCTTGTGCAGAAGGCACTGTTTGTTCTGGAGCATTTGATGTAGCAGTAGGGTTATTAGGATCTTTAAGAGCTAAGTCAGCAATGGTAATACCTTTTTGGTCTGCCATAATCTGATTAAGTTCTGCAAGGTTAATACTAGTTTGGAAGTTAGGAGTCATTTCAATAACTTTAGTTTCCAACTTCATTAACTTACCAGTTGCACTAAAACGTGCAAGCATGTTTGCTCCGTCTGGTAATTTAGTTCGCATCATAGCTGAGCCAAGCTCGTATTCGCTTTGTCCTGTTGTACTATCAACTAGACTAATTAATGCATCGTGATCACCTGCTTCAAGGTTCTCAGTCATAACTACTAAGCAGTGTTCAGGGTCATTAGGAATAACTCTAAATGCTACAATTGCTTTACGGTTGTTAGTAGTAAGCCTACCAACGTGTTTAATATTAGATGCCATATTTATTATGCTCCTTCTGGACTCTGGGGTTGCTGTGCGGCAACTGCCGCTAAGAATGAATCCAATTTGTTATAAGTTTGTCCGATTTGAACCATTTCATTCGGTTTAAACGCACCACGTGAACTAGCAACATCAATGATAGTTTTAAGTGCTTGCAAATCTTGTACTGAAAGATCTGCTCCTTGTTGTTGTGCCGCAGGCGCAGTTTCGTCTACGGGTACTTCTTCTACAGGTACTTCTGTGTTTTCGGTCATATTTTTAAACTCCTATATTGTATATATACGTACTTTATTTAGTTATACTTCAAAAGTGGACAAGCCAACATGAAATAACTTAATTCTTTGGGATTTTCGAATCCTATCTTAAGAACATTACTATATTCTTTGTCAAGGCTGTGACCTATATAGTACCTACCTTTAAGGTTACCTTTAACCCAATTAGTCATAGCCTCAGTTAAGTTATATGACATAGGTACTGTACAGTATTCAAAATGGGGTGGCGGAACCGATAGTGTCCTTAAATTAAATACATTTAATGGATTAGGTTCTTTAAGCACTATACTGCCTCATCGTAGTGTACAGATGCACCAAACGGACTTTCAAGATCTTTATCTCTGTTTGAATGAATAACAAACAATGTATCACAGTAGTCTGGATCGCCCCATGAATCCCAAGCATATCCATCTGTAAACATAATAAACTTCTTAGGCTGAATATCATTCTCTTTCATATATTCCCAGTTGCACATAAACTCTGTGCCGCCGCCACCCATAATTTCGTATTCTGTTAGTTCGTCACCGCCTGAAGGACTAAAGTCTTGTTCGTTATAAACCTTAGTATCGAAGCACCATACTTTAATAGCATAGTCTTGGTACTCATCCATAATGCCGTTAATTTCACCTAAGAAGTCTGCTCCTGTTTGATCACTAATCGATCCAGACATGTCAAGTGCAATGCACAGATCAATAGTGTTATCAAAGTTCATGCCAGGTAAAATAGCATTAGTGTGCCAACCTTTGCGCGAAGGACGAGTAAATGTAAAGTCATTGCGTATAGTTGATTGTATTGTCTGACGTATAATTTCACGCCAATTCATTTTAGGTTCTGTAATATCTTTAATCATACGTGCAATCTCGCCTGGAGTATTACCAGCACCAGCGGCTTGCGCAGATGACATCATGCTTTCTTTAATTTCGTCACGTATTGCTTTAAGTTCGTCTTTAGTGTATGTTGGGCGTCCGTCTTCTCCGCTTTCGTTTCCTGCAGGACCTTTTTGGGATTTGCCTTCATCACCGTCTGGAGACTTCTCCCAATCAATATGTTCGTCAAGCATTTGACCTAGTTTCTCTAATTCTTCTTCATCATACTTGTCAAAGATGTCATCGTATACTTCTTCTGAAGTCCACTTGTCGTATTTAAAGTCTTGGAAGATTTGAATTTGATCTACAGGTTCACCAATACGATCACGTACTAATACATTGTTAACAAGATAGTCACATGCAATATTATAAATTTGTCCGTCACGGTCTTCACGTCTTGTAATGTGATCAAATACACAGTGTAGTATTTCATGTGCAATAACAAACTCAATCTGTTTGTTTGTAAGCATATTAAAAAATTGTGTGTTGTAGTAAAGAGTCTTGCCATCAGTTGCCGCAGTAGGGCACCAAGTGTCACAAGTTTTAACAGCCATTCGTGTTGCCATGTTACCAAAGAACGGATGTCTAAGTAACAGACCTACTCGAGCTATAATTACACGATCGTGTACTTCTACTTGCATAGTAGCAAGCTCTTCTGGTTTAAGATCTTTGGGGGTAAAGCCTTTAGTTTCGATGCTCATTGCCATGTTCTCCTTATTACTATACATGTATTATAGCATTGTTTTACTACCTTGTCAACCGAAATGGATAGGTAGGACGCCTAAACGCCCTACCACACATACTAGCTATTTGCGGCTTGTATGTACTTACCAAAACGCTCGTGGAACTCATCAAAACAGTCAACTTCATCTGGATCGATTGGAAGTTGATATTGTGTAATAGCAAGGCGAATGCCCATTACAACTAGTTCTGTTTCAAAATTGTCCATAGCAAATCGCAGGAAGTTACTAACTTTTTCATCAAACTTTTTATCGCCTTTATCTGATGCTTCTTTTAGCTCATAACAGAGTGAAACTGTTAAGGAATACATGGCACTGATTTCTTTAGTATTCAGCTCTTTTACTTTTCCTGCAAGTATGTCAGTTGGGTTAGGCATGCTCGAAGCAACTTTGCGATGAGCCATAAACTTGACAGCCAAACCTTCTCCAACTGAACCACTAATCAAATCAGTGGTTGTTTCATCATCGTCGTCCTCAAGTAGTTCAGATACAAAAGACCATGAACGAGGCGTAGCAAAAGCTCGACTAGGTGAACGCGGATCAAAGTCGTAAAGGTCTTTCTTAGAAAAAGTAAGATAGCCTACTACGTCTCTGTGTATATCGTTATTAACTGCCCACTGGAACCAGTCGTCAAAATCAACACGTAGTTCTAAGTGAACAAAGCGGTTAGCCAACGGTGCTGGCATTTTATATGTAACACCTTTGTCAGCATCACGGTTACCTGCCGCAACAAGTAACACATTGTCTGGTAGCTTGTATTGTCCTACACGACGATTAAGAATTAATTGGTATGCTGCCGCTTGTACTGCTGGCGCTGCCGAGTTCATTTCATCTAAAAATACAACTACAAAATCAAACTGTGCCGCAAACTCTTCTGTTGGAAGTTCTGCAGGAGGTGCCCATTTCATCGTATTATCTTGTTCGGAGTAATACGGCATGCCCTTAATATCTGTCGGATCCCATAGTGACAAACGAATATCAATTAAGTGTGCCTTACCTAACTCGTTTGTAATTTGCCCAATAATGTCAGACTTACCAATGCCTGGTGGTCCCCATAAAAATAATGGACGCTTCTTCTTAAAAGCACGTTTAATGCTCTTCTTTGCTCCATTTGGAGTTACTTGCCTTGTTACTAAACTTTCCATTTTGTATTCCTCATTAAGTTATCAGTGCCTAGCTTTAAACTATACATATATAATAACATTACTGCGGTAATATGTCAACCTTTATTTTGTCTATTAAGTGCCTTTGTTATACCGTACTTCCTAACATCGCCAGAGAAAAGACTTATTTCGACTGCCTTCCGTTCGTCCGTTACAACCATACCGCCTCTTCCTAACCACCAAGGACAGTCTATAAATTGGTCTAGCCATATAATAGTATTTGTTGTTAAGTTAAAGTCTTTAGGAAAAGGAACATCAAACGTTGCTAACTCTACATCTTCAGTTACTACCCTGATACCTTCATCAGTAAGTCGTAATCCGCCTGTAGCTTTAACTCGTGTGTTCTGCCACCATATAGGAGTATACTCTTTTAGGGTAGCTTCGGTAATAGCAATGCCTAACTGTTTTAAGAATATTTTAGTATATGTTTCTTTCCAGTTCATTCTTCAGTAACTACTTCGCCGATAGTAAGTTTATGTACAGCAAAGTCCTCGCAATTAAACATATCATTTAACTTCTTAGCAAGGTTATGTGCATGTCCTGGATTTGAGAAAGAGACCTTTTTGTATTTAGGTCCCGGGTAATTTGTAAGTATGTTAGAACTTTTTAAGTTAAATGGTTCATCTTTATAAAACACAGACCAAATAGCTTCAGCAACTAATACTTGCTCGCTACGATATGTTTTTTTATTAATGTGTTCTAAAATTACAGTTGGTTTTGGCCTACTCATATATGCGTTCCTTTTAATTAACTACGCATATATTTAGCCTTTTTTCATTAAGTTAGTAGTTTACTTCCAGTTAGTTCCGCCATTTAACTGTACTTCTATTACTTCGTCTGTACTTGATCCTGCATTTTCTTTAACAAACAATTCTAAATCGCCGTGTAGTCTAGACATTACAATGCCTAGTGTATATGCAAGATTCTTTGCCTGCGGCATAGTCAGCTTAACTTCTCGGGCTTGACTAGCCTCAGCACTTTTAGTCTGTTGGATAAAGTTTTGTATTGCACTAGTGTTTAGTGGTTCACTTTGAGTTGACACGTGATAACTCCGTTCGCATTTCAATATCTGTTTTAAACGGACCACTATAGTTATAACGTTCAATAGTAATTAGTTTAGGACAAAAGCTCTTAACCCAGCCCTTTTCAAATTCAATACAGTAGTGACCTGCACAATAAAGACTCTTGCTCTTATTGCTCTTTGTAAACAATGGTAGCTTATTCTTTAAGTCGTACATAGGGTTAAACGGAACACAACTAGTCGGATAGCCGTGACAGTCTTTTTCGCCTTCTTCTGGAGCATCTCCAGCAGTCCAATTAACTTTGCCTACGTTGTCTATTAACTGATCAAAACTTGAATATACTTGCACACCGTCACTGCAACTATATGTATAACATTCTTCATTTGCACTTAATGTGCCTACCTTTGTACCGTTTTCTTCAACGATCCAAAACTTATTTTTTAAAACTTCTTTTGCTTTTATTGTCATGATGGATACCTCGCTTGTAATGGTTCTGCAAAAATTGCCGCCTGGTCTGCAACTCGTTGCATATCCCACTTAGCACAAAACTTCATAAGACGCATGCCTACTTGAGTAATTGTCTTAGGAGTCATATGTTCTTCAACTACGTTATCAAGTATCTCTCTAACGTCTGCAGGTTGTGCAGTTAAGTCGCATAATACTACGTTACGCTGATAGTCATCAAGCACACGATGTTCAGCACCATTATGATCAGTCCAACGTTGTAGCATCATGTTATTCCAGTTGTAGCCTTTAGTGCCTTTGTCTTCGTATGCTTCAATAAGACCAACCTTGTTCTTAGTGCCTTTCTTACGTACACCAGGATAAGCACTAAACACGTTATCACTTGTGTCGCCACGCATACACTTTTCAAACAACATAAAGTCAGGATGCGGAGCAGGCTTTGCTTCTTTAGTCTTCTTATCAATAACTTCACTACCGTCATCGTTAAAGTAGCCTTCGTGCGTGATAGTTACATTAGCAATGCCATTGTACTGCCTACAGTTAGGACTAACAAGTTGTGCAAAGTCGCCGTCTGTACTAATAATAACATGATGATCATTAGGATGTGCTTGTACCCAACCTGCAATAAGATCATCTGCTTCTAAACGTTTGTGTTGCATAACGGTACAGTTAGTCTTTTCTGTAACAAAGTTCTTAAACTCGTCAAAGATCTCCCAAAACGCAGTGTCTTCATCTGCTTGCGTGGGGGTTAGTTTATCACGTGCTACTTGCCTGTTACGCTTGTAAGGCTCGTAATAGTCTTTGCGCCAGCTACGTCCTTCTAAGCAGAACACAACATGATCAGCGTTAAAGTCGCGCCATGCCTTTTTAACACTGTTAAGTGTAATGTGTAGCGCCATACCTACTTTAGTATCAATATCGCCACGTACTACATGCCGTGCTCTAAAGAAAGTATTTGCTGTGTCTACTAGAATGTATGTGCTCATATTAACCTCTATTGTAATTTATATTACTATTATAACATTGTTTCTGATTGCTGTCAACTAACTTCTGACTTACCTTTATCAATCGGAACTACGTTAATATAGCCCATATCTCTATCAACTGATTCTGCACCTTCTTCTAAAATTTGCGACACAACAGTTTTAAACCATCCGTCTACAATTTCTTCATTAGTTTCACCGCTGTATCCTGCATCAAGTAGTTCTTCAATAAACTGATTGTTCCAGTCGATCTCAAAGAACCCGTTCTTAATGTTCTCTGGATTTACTTGGGTGTCAAGTACAGCAACCCATGCTTTACCCAGTCGAGTAGCTTCTTGTTTCTCTAAGTCCAAAGCCGCTCTACGATTTGTTTCTAACTCGTCAAACTCACCTTCTGGTGTTTGCGCAACTTCTTCTTTCTTACCTGTTAACTTATCAAACCATTTCATATTAATCCTTTCTCTCTTAATTCATCGTCTAAGGCTTTCTTTTTTGTAGGAGCCTTCATTGCTGTTTTATGTTTATCGTTAATGTAATTAGGTGCCCCAGGCATTTCCGAATAAGCTGATGTGTAGTCTAGGGGTGAATCGCCATCCTTTTTCCATACAAACTTCTGCAACTTCTTGAACGTTAAGGACATACTCTTCCGAGCGTCCCCCAAGCGGCATACAATATACTGGACACTCAACGCCTGCGTCACGATATGCTTGCACAGCTCTACCGGCTTCATCAATATCTGCACGATCAGCAACAACAAATTTAAGATACATGTCGCTATCATCAACAGTGGAATAGTTAAGAGCAATATCAGGCTTGATAGCA